GTCCAGATACTCGATCGGGCGACTGGTGCCGGTGATGCCGACAAACTCTTTGTTCGACGGCGATGCCCAATAGCCGTAATTGGCATCGGTCCAGGCGAACAGGCCAGCGACCCACGCCGAGCCTGGCGCGTTGACCGTCTCGCTTTTGCCCGTATCCCAGTACTGCACGCCAGGGTCGACCAGATACACCCGCTTGCTGCCGAAGTTTTCGGCGTAGGCCAGAGCGTCCTCATCGGTGGTGTTCGGCCCGTCGACAATGGCGATCGCGCGCAACTTGCCGGCCAGGGCATCCATGGCGGTCGCCACCGCTTGCGTGGCGGAATGCCCCGGGGCGATCAACAGTTTTGGCTGGGCGTTGTGTTTGCTCTTGCCGTCCAGCAGCCCTTGCAAGCCGGTACGCTGGCCATTGGCGAGAACACCGCCGATGATCGCCGAGGTTTGCAGCGCCTCGTCTTCCAGCTTGGGCACGCCGATGGCCACGATCACCGCTTTGGCGCGGACATAGATCGCCTGACAGGCCCGGGTGATCGCCGAATCGGCGCCGAACGCGGCAATGGCCTCGCGCTCGGTCGTAATCAGCACCAACTCGCCAGCCTTGGCCGTGACCAGAGGGCCGGGGGTGAAGGTGTCGCACAGACCAATGATCGAGGACGACGGCAACGAAATGGTGCGCGCGCCGGTATCAATCAGCGTCGTGGTGACGCCGTGAAAAAAGCCAGCCATAGATCAATCTCCAGAAACGAAAAAGCCCCGCGTGAGCGAGACCGTGAGGGTGTTGGTGTTACGCGTAACGGAAAAGAAAACGCCCCGGCAGTGCGGGGCGTTTATTGGGTCTGTTCGGCGATCCACTCCGGCGCCAGCGGCCGGTGCTGGCTGTCCGGAAAATCTGCTGATTGAGGCCAATCGCGCAGCGCCTGCATGTACAGCAGCAGCGCACCGAACTGCTCGGCGGTTAGCGTGGTGGACTCCGCAATTTCCAACTGGTCGCGGTGCCGATCGCGCAACCACATGACCGCCAACAGTTCACCGTCACGCCATGCCCGCTCCTGGTGCAATGGCGCGTCAGGGTCCGGGACCGGATCGATCAATACCGGCAGCCCCTGCTCACCGAGCATGATCGTTTTTCCGGTCGACTGACCGGCAAGCAATGACACATACAACGCCGAGGAAATCTCTCCCGCGTCTGCAGGAATACTTTTAGCCGCGTGCGTGGCCGTATTGAAAAAGCTCCGGGTTGCCTCGTGATACAAAATAGCCATGCCCAGCCCTCAATTTCCAATGGCCCACCAGGAGATAATTCCCGCTGATGCCGTGTAGTTGTTTTGCAGCCTTAGCACTGATTTAGACAGAATCACCGCCCCCGGCGTGAATGCTGACGGGGTGGTCATGGTCGAAAACTGCATGTTCGCAAATGCACGCCAGCCCGCATTAGGGAAAGCAAGCGGAAAGAGCGTGTCTAAAACCGGGCCGACAGCGGAAATCGCGTTGGTCGCTTGCGGAACGGTTAACACCCCCCATTGCAAGACGATGCCCCCCAGCCAAGGGGGCAGCGCGATATACCCCACGTCACCGAGCACCATGGAGATACCGAAACGCAGTTTTTTGGGCGTGACGATGGTTGCATCATCAGCTCCAGCATTTACCTGTGCTTGTGTTGCGACTTTGGCGGTGCCTTGATTGTTTTCCGTGGCTTGTGCGGCCAGCACCGCCAACGCCGCAATATCAATGTCCCCCTGATTGATCGGGGCGTTCCAGGCCTTGATGCACCACATAACCGCCAGGTTGCGCGGGCGGGTCTCAGTACCACCCATCGCCGACGTAAAGACGTCACTATTCGCTGTAAAAACGTTCGTAGTAAACAGCGCGTTGGCACCGCCAACCGAGGTAGCGCCATACTTCATTTCGTGTTTGTGAGACTTGAATTCGTCGAGCTGATAAGTACCAATCGCACGACCAGCATCAATACCGCGCCCATGGTCCCAGCCGCGCAGGAATTCGCCGCGTGACTCCGGCAGGCGGAAATTGCCCGCCCCCTCATCGCCCTTGTTGAACGCCGTGCCCAGGAACGCCGCCAAATCTGGATAGGCCGCGACGCTCTTAACACTGCCGTCAACTTCCAGAAACCCGGGCGCGATCTTATCCACCGGAAACGCCACCATTGTGCCGACCGGAAGCGCCGAGGCCTGGGAAATCATCGCGTCGACTTCGGTCTTGGTATAGCTGTTCTTGATGCCCATTTCGGCCAAAGTTTGCGGGTTATCCCCCGACACCACTATCCCGCGATTGTTGACCTTCACCCGGGTAAACTCGCCGGCCGTTTTGTTCGCCGGCAGAACTTCCAGAATGGCCGCGTCGACATAGGCGCGCGAAGCCAGCACCACCGCTGGGTCAATCTTCAGCGTGATGTTGCCAGCGTTGTTGACGATGAAATTCATCCGCACCACTTGCGTGCGGCCGGAGCCTTGCGACAACAGCGGCTTGTAGCTCGGCGCGCAGTTGGCCACCGCCACCAGGTCGCCGGCCTCGTCATACAGACCGATTTCACGAATCCAGCGCCCGCCCTCATCGGCCGGGATGATCTGCTCGGCGATGATGATCGCCGGGTTTTCCGGATCGATCTTGAGCTGATTCAGCGGCCGGCGCCGCCACTCGTTGATCAGCTTGGTTTGCGTGGGAGACGGGACGGGGTTAGGTGGATCAGCCACCCCGGCAAGGTTGGCATCCCCCAGGCCCATGTCGGTGATCTTCCAGGGAATGCCGAGCGCGTCGGCGTTCGCCTGTTTGGCCAGCCCCACGTTGGTGAGGATGGCGAAAAACTGCGAATTCGCGTCAATCATAATAAACGTCCAGGGTGTCTATGGTGTGTTCACGGCCGAGCAAGGAAAAGCTGCCCGTGACCTCGATGTCACGCATCACCGGCGGGTAAACGTCGATTTCTTCGCCGTCGTAGAGACAGGCCGCGATGTTCAAATGGCCTTGCGTTTCCAGGCTGATCGCCAGCCCGGTCAGCTTGCGACTGACAGGCTTGGCGTCGTCGATCAGGCGCTCAAGCTCCTGATACATTTCCTCGGTGATCCCGGTGTCCAGCACGCCAACCTTCAGCGCAAAGGTGCCCGGCACCCCTTCGGGCACCGTCTTGAACCACTCGATGATTTCGATCAGGTAGCCCAGCGGCTCGACCACGCGGCGCAGGGCGCCGATCGTGCCCTTGTGGGCATGGATGTAATACGACGCCTTGATCGCCGCGCGCTTGGTCGCCTCGGACCACCGATAATCCCAGCGATCGACCGACCAGGCCCACGCCAGGTGGGGCAGCAAATGCACCGGACAGGTATCGGCGTTGTACAAGGTGCGCAACGGCACAATGGTTTTGTCGTAGAACGACGCCTCCAGGGCTCGCTCCAGTTGCGTGCTATTGCTCGGCAGTAGGCTTCTCATGTCGCCCCCGCCAGGACCACGCTCCACTCGCTGCAATACGCCGCCTGTGCCTTGGTCGGAGCCAGATCCACCCACCCGACCAGCTCAACCCGGGACACGCCGGCAACGTGCAGTTGCGCATCCACCCCCGAGCGCGCCACCTCGACACCCAGGCGCTTGCGTGGATTGACCCAGGCCCCTAGGCGCTTCTTGGCTTCGACCAGGCTAGCGTCACCCTCCGGCCCTGCGCTGCTCATGTGCAAAATGGCTTCAATGCGATAGTCGAGAATTTCAGCGCTTTGCACCGTCACCCGATCACCCACCGGCCTGACTTCATCGTCATCCAACGCATCGGCGACGATCGCCAGCAGCTCGGGACCGGCCTCGCCCTTGCCTTCGGTACTCAGCACCGTCACCGTTACGCACGCGGGTGATGGGCTTTCCGCCGAGGCATCCATGACCAGGCCCGAGGCATTACGCGCGTGCAGGATGTAGCTGTTACGCGGGCCGGCCGTGGTCAACCCCTCAAAGGCCAACTGGATGCGCTCGCGGTAAGGGTCGTCCAGCTCCATGACCTTCGCCACCGGCGGCACGGCCAGCAGATCCTCGGCCTGGATCACCAGGCGCGGCAGATTGACGTTGGCCCCCAGGTGATCCAGATCCGGGCCGATCGCGTGGGCCAACAGCAGAGCCTTCGCGGCATCGTTGACCCGGGCACGGTTGCCCACCTTGTTATAGGCCCCGACTTCGATCAGCTTCACCACCGGATCACTTTCCAGCGGCGCGCTCCAGTTGTCGCCCATGTAACCGCGAAAGGTAGCCAACCCGTCCTCATAGGTCGCCTCAAAGTCCAATGGCTCCAGCACATCCGGCGCCGGTAGTTCCGACAGATCCACGATGCTACTCATACGCTCACCTCTAGCAGAAAGCGGTCGCCGAGGTAGTCGCCGGCAATGCTTAGATCGATCTTCCCGCCCAGCACCGCCAGCACGCGGACACTTTGCAACTTAAGGCGCGGCTCCCAACGGCCCAAGGCGCGCACTGCCTCGGCTTGCACGGCGCTTTTCCAGCCCTCGTTAACCGGCAGGTCGACATAGGCGCGCAACTTGCTGCCGTACTCCGGCCGGTGCCGCCGGCTGCCCAACGGCGTGCCGAGGATGTCGGCCATGCACTGACGCAGGTGCTCGATACCGGAAATGGGCTGCCCGGTGTGGCGATCCATTCCGATCATCGACATCACTCCTTCAGCGGTTCGAACTCAGGGTTGGTTTTCAGGTAGCTGATCGCCTGCTCATCAGACGCCGACACCTCGACTCGCCCTTTGATCACGGCCAGCGAACGCTTGCTTCGAGGGAGGATTAGGGTGCGCGAGGTGTAGACCTTGTCGCGATAGGTCAGCAACAGATCAGGCTCAGGTGATGGGTCGTCAACGGGTACATCGGAGGGCTTGGCCATGTTTTCTCCAGACATGAAAAAGCCCGCACTGGGCGGGCTGGATGATTGCGGGTTAGTGCGAGTGATGGTTGTCGCTATTGCCAGCGGCGAGAATATCGGCGCCGCTGGTGATGCTCCCCACCGCGTGCAAGGTGCCGCCGATTTCGACGCTTTCCGTTACGCGTAACGGCCCTTGAATTTCCACGGCCGCGACAAGCTTCATGTTGGCCGTCGTCACGGTGATATTGGTGTCGGTCGTGATGGATTCGGTCGCCCCCACCCTGGTGATCACTTTCCCCGTCGGCAGCGTGATGGTGTAGCTATTGGCCTCCCAGTCGTAGACCAGGGAGCCGCCATCGTCGAAGCGCCAGGCCTCGACATGATCGCGGTTATCAGGGGGCGGCCCGGCGTTGCCGTACAGCCCCGGGATAAACGTTCCCATGCCCGCCTGACCGCTCGGGTTGAACAACACCCCTTGCTCGCCCAAGCTGGGCGCCCGCCAGTGCCGCGCCTTGCCGGCGGCGAGACTGTGCCAGCGCACCCAGGCGCTGGTCCACGCGCCATTGGAAACGCGCACCGTCGCCGCTGGCAGATCCACACCGACCACCGCGCACGGCATCAGCATGGCGGCAATCATCCGATCATGTTCGGCCAGGGCGTGACTCATAGATCCTCCGGACTCACCGGGCCATCGCCGGGCTCGATGTCGAACACCAGCGAGCCGGGCGGTTCATCGGGCCACGGCCACTCCTCAACACCCAGGTGAATCTGGTGCGTCCATTCCACCAACCAGACGGTGTAGCCATCGAGCTCCGGCTTGGTCCAGTCCTGCAGTGCCTGGACAAACTCGGCCGGTTCGACGGCGAGCCCCCAATTTTGCATGCGCAGCAATACCGCCAGTTGGGCCGCCAATTGCGCGGCCTGTTGGC